TGAATATATCAAACTGTTTAATTAGAAAACCTACTGCTACTGCACTACCTACTACCATCCATTTCCAGTTTTCTAGTATTGATAACCTATCAGAGATAGATTTATGTTGGGCGATGGATTTATCAGAATGCTCTTTTAATTTGAGTTCTATTCGTTCTTCCATATCTTCTAGTTTTTCAACTATTTCCTTTGTATTTTCATTCATTTTCTTATACAATTCACGAACATCTGTTGAAGTTTCTCTACTACCAAACTCTAAATTACCTATACGTGAATCATGTACTGCTAATAATCTTGTCACTTCGGTAGAAGATTTTGCTATTTCAGCTACGGCAGAATCTATTTTATAAACTACTGATTGCAGAACTGCTACTTCTGTTTTTAGTTCATTAACCATCACTCAATTCCTTTTGATTTCTAATCCATTCTTGTAATGATTTTAATTGTTCTGCTACTTGATAGTACGTTCCGTAATTTTTACTAATTGTTATTGCTACCTCAGAGAGTTTAACATCGGAGGCTCCTTCATTAATATCTCTGGAGGTGTTGGGAACTTTTGTTTGACTGGCACCAGAGTTGTGCAGGCTGACAAACCCATTATTAATAGTACACTTATCATCAGATTCTTTGGTAATATAAATTGGTACTTTCTTAATAATTTCATGGGTTTTTCCTTCAACAATTTTAACTCTATCAACATATTTAGTTACAACTTCATGACTAATCTTTTCTGCCTCAAGTTCTTTCTTAGCAATTTCTGCTTCCATCTGTTTGACTTTTAATTGCCATTCTGCTTCATTAGACATACCACCAATAAAGAATATACCTACAACTAATAGAAATGCAGATAAAATCTGTAATCCTAATTTATACGGTAAAGATATTAAACCACCAAATACCATAACTAAAATTGTACCTACTCCACCAGCAAAAGCTAACGCATAAAATATCCAATCTGGTAGGAAGTTTAATAAGAACATCATAGTGTTTTTTGATTAATGTCAACAGCAATTTGTTTCATTGATTGCCTTTTTACAATAGGAGGTCTTTTCTTTCTAATAACTGGTTCTTGTGTTGATACTAAACCGGTTGTTTTATTAGTTGGTTCTGTAGAAGCAACAACCTGCCCTTGACCTACAATAGCGCCATCTTCAAACATCTTTACCTGTAATGTTTCTTCTGCAAGAACAACATTAAGGTTTATAATTCTTTGTAACTCATGTTCTGAAATAGTCTCTAATTCAGATTTAGAATTCCATTGTTCTTTGATTAAAAACAAGGCAGCTACTATATTTTTTAATTTAGTATCTCCGCCAGGAAGTTTATTTATCAATTTTTTCATATTGAATGTCAATCGACTTAGGTAATCGTAAGAATCCTTTTCTTCTTCAGTTTTAGGATCTCTTATTTTTTTACCTGCTTTATCAATTATACCAAACTTGAATGCTTCTGTTTCAGGAAATGGTTTAACAAGCATCGAGAGGACTCTAAAAGCTATAAGATTATCAACTATGCGTGACATTAAATTTTCCTTAAGTTTGAAACAATATAATCATCAAGTAAATAATCAGATGCGATAATACCATATTGAGGTAATGTATCCGGCATCCTATTTAAATAAATTAGGAATGTAACCAATATATTCCAATATTCGTTATCTATTTTATAAAACAATATATTTACTGTAGCATCATTAAATAAATTAAAGAGAACGATAAAATGGTTTAATATCAATCGTTCTCTTAATTCATCTTTATTATTAATATATCTTGTCAATAATTTCTGAATATATAAAACCCTATTCAAATCCTCTTCAAATTCCTTTATGGAAGTACATTGAGGATTATCATAATGTTTCATACAATAAAGTATAAAATTATCTTTATTTAATATTTCAATCATAATAAAAGGGGAGCCTTAACTCCCCAATATTAATTATGCAGTAACAGTCAATGTTTTAGGTGTAGATGTTTTGCTTGTGCAACCAGCTGAACTAAGTACACATCGGAATCTATAACCATCATATCCTGTGACATCACTAATTGATAATGTTGCTAAAGTTACACCGGAGAATACTCCTGAATTACTTAAATCAGCATAAGTTGGGAAAGCATCTGTAGCGGTTTGCCATTTATATGCCAAAGTAGTTCCACCAACTAATGTAGCAGCAACTACAAATGTTGTTGGTAATCCTGCAACAATAGTTCTATTAGAACCCTGTGAAGTAATAGTGATAGTACCATCAACAACGGTAGCATCATCAGCAGCATCACTTGATACAGCAGGTAATACAGAAAATGCAACCAAGTGTTCTGCTTTATTACGAACTTGACCTTGAGCATCAGTATATGTTTTGTAAAACCACCAACCTGGTTCATTTAAACCTTTAACTATATTTTCTTCTTGTTGAGCTTCTGTTTGATCTAAGAAAAATACATATTGTAAATCTTGTTGATGAATATACTTAGGAATATCTGCTCCTTTAAGGTTTGCATTTACCACAGTAGCAGTAGAACCAGCATAATTGACAACTAAAGTTAATACAGTGGATGAATCAACTTTAAAAATTTTATATTTAACTGTGGCAATAACAATTGTATCACCTTCTTCAAAGTCTGTTAAAAAAGTAGTTGGTGTAACACCATTGCTAGTAACAGTAGGTGAACCATTTACTACACTAACGCTTGTACCTGTAATTGAGAATGAATCTCTATTTCCCCAAAGTGACATTTTTTATTCCTTATTTTAAGTTTATTAGTTATTTATAATGATTAGTTTACATACATATTCAGTTCATTATTCTTTGGTATTGTATTACCTCGGTTATAAACTTGAATATGTGCTACTTTTTTAGATTTTACACCATCTTTATGTAATGGTACATGCAGTTTAACAGTTTTGCCATCAGATGGTTTAGATGGACCATGACTAATATGTTCTTGCCAATCATCAGGATGAATTTCATAACCTTGTTTGTTTAGATGTTTTTCAGCGTGTTGAAGTGCAGCAGAGTAACCAGTATGGTAAACTTCCATAGGTTCTTTCTTTGCTCTTGCTTCATCAAGCATTTCTTTCATGCTTTTTAATTTTTCTACTCTACCTTTTGCCATAATAGCATCATTACCTTTTGCTCCACGTTTATCAAGTATTGCTTGAATGTGTGGTGGTAATTTACCTGATTTTATGATATCCATATTCTTTTCGAAGTTGCCTTCTTCTAACTCTTCAACTTCTTCTTTAACATCGGGCATCTTTTTTGCAATATTGGTAGCAGTTGCATGCATAACACCTTTTGCTCTTTCACCATACTTATCTTTGAAAGATTGAAGATTTTTCTTCATACCCTTTACGACTTTTTCTTTTTGTTTTACGTCTGTATCTGTTAATTCTTTTTCATCCAATTCAACTTCTTCTTTAAGATGACCAGCAGCACTTGCGTCTCTATAAATTTTACGTCCATGGGTCATACTGGTAATTTTAGATATAGGATACTTTGAATGATGTTCAGGTTTAATTAAATCTTTGATTTGAGATTTTGCTACATCAATTTCTTCAGAAGACTTAACCTTAGAATCACCGTGTGAACTTGATTTATCATAAGCAAGTTTTCTACCAGCTTGTCTGTTGAATCCTGGTTCTGCAAACGCTTTCTTGCGATAACTATCTAATGTTGACATAGAAACTTCATCCAACTCTTCAATTTCTTCATTGTATTGAGCAGGTTTCAATTTAGCTGCAATCTTAGCAATATGATGAGTTTGTTCACCTTGCTTTACTAAAGCGGAATTGATATCTTTCCAAGTAGTGTGTTTAGTAGTTCCTGCTTTAAGATTAGATGTAAATTTAACTGCTGCAGATTGCCCTAATACTGAACCAACTGCATCGTGCGCATGGTTTACTGGAATTTTACCTTCTTCTAATTCAACTTCTTCACTATAAGAACGATTAGACTTTTTATCATAACCTCCTAACTTATACTTGTCACTTGAAGTTCCAAGCGCCGGCGGATTAGGATTAGTTTCTTTTCTTTTAGCAATTACAGCGTCTCTTGCAGCTTTTTGATCAGTTACTGAACCACGAGGTTTTGCACCTTTCATTTTCATCAATTCATCTGCTAATGACTCATTTAATTCTTTATAACTTTTCATCTATTATTACCTTTTTGGTTCGCCATTCTGACTGGGTTCACCGCCAGATTTGCTATTTTTAAAATCAACCATACGTGGATGAACTTTTCTAGTACGAGTAATCCCGTTATTATCTACCCATTTTTTAACGTTAATATCAGATGTTGCAATATCTTCAAGCAACTCTTTATAAGTCTTCATATTACTTACTTAATGATTTTAATTGCCAAGCATGTGCAGCATGAACATCTAAACGATCTGCTAAGAAGTTACATAAACCTTGTTTTTTTGCGTATGTTGCAAGATCAAATGCTCTATTTAAACTTTCGATTACTAAATCATTAGCCTCAATAAGATTTAAAAACATTTGTTTTGTTAATACTACTATTGAAGAGTCATCTGAAACCGTTTTAGCATCATAAAGATCAGAAAGACCTACAGGTGCGTATTGATCAATAGCACGAATATGTTCTGCTATAGGATCTACTGCACTATGTAATTCTTCATATAATCCACCAAAATAACCATGGTAATCATTAAAGTTAGGTCCTTCAATATTCCAATGATATGAATGACTCTTAAAATACATTACAAAAGTGTTTGCTAAGGCAATTTTCAATGCCGCGGATAATTCATTCATTTTTATTTCCTAGTGATGTGATAATCTATCTTTTTCTGTTTTACGAACTTTTGAAGTAAGTTTCATAGCTAAACGATTTATAATTGGTTTTCTTTTCTCAATTACACGTTCAATTCTTTCTCTTTCAGATGTAGATAATGAAGCTGGATCTCTACCTTTTAACAACTTTTTCTTGATAAGACCAACAGCTAATTTTCTAGCTCTTTTATTTATTTTTTTAGAATCTGAATGAGTCCGCATAGCAATTTTACGTTTTGCAGTTAACTTAGGTGTATATTTTGCCATTCTAAGTCTTGCTTTCATTCTTTCCATTTTAGAAAGAACTTCCATAAGAGCTTCTTCACTTACAGGAACTTGAATTTCTACTTCATTGCCTTCTTCATCAATAATAATAAATTCATCATCATCATATGCCTCAAATATATCTTCTTCTGAAAGCGAATCTATTATTTCATCAATTTCTTCTTCAGTGAGATCAAAATCTTCATCTAATTCTAATTCTTCTTCCTTCATATACCTGACTTTCATTCTATCAATAGTATCTGTACCTCTAGGACCAGGAGTTAAATTTGCTCCTACATGTGTAAGTTCAGATTGATCAACTCCATGCCGTTTAGTACTTAAAGTTGCATGTCCAGTTGCTGCAAGATTTTCAATCTTTTCAGCATCATCCTTTGGTAAAGATTTAATTGTTTTATTAATTTTAACTTCATTAATCCAAAAATTATCAATAGGGTTTGGAAAGCGTCTTCCATAACGTTCTGCCCTTTCAGTAGCTAACTGAAATTGTTCTTCAGTTAAATTACTTTTTGAGATATTTTTAATTGATTTCTTATCATAGTTAATACCAACTTCATCTGCAAGTTTTAACATTTTGGAAACAATTTTTAATGAATCTTTATTTAAAGTTTTAGTTTTACGTAAAGCATTATTTACCAATGTTTCAGCATTACTTGATTTCTCAGCATCATCAAATCCTAAAATAGTTGCAATCATTCTAGCAACTTTAAGTTTATCATTAGTTTTAAGAGTTTTGTCTGTTAATTCTTCAGTCATACCATTTGCCGTTGATGCTCTAAATTGATTTATCATAAGTTCTATTTCAGTTCCATGCATATGCCAATAATCTAAATGGTGTAGGAAATCTCCATTTCTTTCCAAAGCTATTTTTGCTTTTATATGTGCATCTTCCCATTGATTCAATTCTTGTTCATCCGGAACTTTTCCTTGTTCTAAATGCCTATCATTAATACCCATGTAGATATCTGTTGCTTTCAATGCATTTAAAACAGATATTGGATCGTGATCACCGGATATTTTTATAGTTTGTACAAATGCTCTAATAGCATCTTCTGAATGATGAAGATTTTTAGTTGTATAACCTTTGAATGTAATTTCAGAAGGTACATCTCCAGGTTGAATATCTTCAAATAAAGTTTGTTCTGACATTACTACGTCCTGTATCCATTTTTTACTAGTTTCACCAATTGAATTTACAACAACAAGATAATTACTACCTCTGTCTAATATCTCAAATGGTTCGTTATTTGATTCTACAATATCACCAATGTTGAATATTTCTTTATTATAATATCTTTCTCTAAGTTCATCAACATTTAGTTTAAATTGTTCTTTAATGATATCAAGACCCATTCCTTGTCTAACATCATTCATTAATAGTTTACCATCAATATCACGTAATGTAGAGGGTAAACCCTTTTTAAAGATTTGGTAATCACCTTCAGAAGCTGCCGATCTCATCTTAGTACCAGACATACCAGAAGCATCATCAGCATCTGGATCTCTTTCACCGGCTGAAATTACTTGAATAGAATCATAATTATATTCTATACCATTGTATTGGTTAAGTAATTTTTCAAAAGCACCAACCCGATCAGAACCTGCAATCATGACAAGATTTTTATATTTAGAGTTTAATGCTTTCGCAACCTCTATAGGTGTGCGCTCTGTATCAGTTGCAGGTTTGAAATTGGTGTGTGGAAACATTAGATTCAAATAATGAATCTTTTTATCCACCGATAATGGGTTTTTCTTTTTATCTTGAGTTCTAGAAGCATATATTACATAATCTGCTTTATTACTAGATGCAAACTTTTTAACTACTTTAATAAGTAGCCCATGACCCGTGGTAGGAGGAGAAAATCTGCCAAAAGCAAATACAATTGTTTTGGAAGGCATTTCCTTTAGGAATTGTCTATACTGTTTCATTTGGTTCCATCTATAAAATAAACTGTATATTATTTATACTTTTTAAATACTAGAATATAATTTTAGTTATGCTCTTGCCAGTTCACTATACCAACCGCATCATCATTAGTTGTAGTAGCTATTGCTGCTAAGCACCATATGTCTGATACGCCTGCTATTGTTCTACCTAACTGTTGACTAAAGTCTATGTCATTGGAAGTAACCTGAGCAGATCCACCCTTATTAGATCCTACAAATACACCTTGTGTTATTACCTTTCCACCAGAAAGAGCAGTTGCAGAAATGTCATATTCTACTGTGCTATCTGTACCAGCAGAAGTCCAACTAGCACCAGTTAGTGTAGGATTAAGAATAACCGCATATGCAAAAGCTGCTAGTTGTAATCCAAATACATCAAATGCGGTTGGAACTACAATAGAGTCTATAGCAGTTGACGCCAATCTTAAACATACTAAAGGTCTGTATACAGTAGTGCTAAGATTTTTACCTGTTAATGCAGTTCCTATGGCACGGGTTTCACTACGATTCATATAACCACCCTCTGATATTACCGTAGAACAGATCGCTCTCATTGAAGCTGCTGGTCCAGTACTAATAATTTCATATCGTAAAGGTAACGTAGCTGTAGTCATATAAACTTTGTTTGCTATATTAGCATGATGGAAAGTATGACAAACAATAAACTGGCCATCAATAACAAATCCGCAACGAACTGAACCTACACCTAACCATTCAATATCACACCAAAAAATCTGTGCTTTAGAAACATCTAATGTTATTCCGCTAGATCCAGTCCCGTCTAATTTATCACCATTCCACAAACTTTGGGGGAATTTTTCTGTAGTGTCATCTACTGAACCAGAAGTATATTTTCTAATGACAAGATTTTTTGTGGTTCCCGCCACTTCAAAGTAAACACCATTCTGCGCTCCAAAATATCCAGCACGTTGAGTAACTCCAGCAATAGGAGTATTCATAACAAAAGTCAACATACTCAATAAACTTTTTCCAGGCTGATAGGAAAATACTTGTTTGCTTTGACGAATTGCTGAACCTGCACCAGTGGTTGCCATCAGTATAGAACTTTCATTTGGTTGAAAAGTTGACGTAGCTGCACCAGTATCAACTTGATCCCACTTAAATGTATTGTCCGAAAAGCGCACACCACCATCAAATAAAGTATATGGATTACTTACACGCAGTCTACCAAAAGCATCTGATTGCGTTGGAGCAAAGAAGCTTGAGTCAGAAGTTCCCTTAACAAAGATTGGATTTGTATCAGAATTGGTTGATGTATTCTTAGATACTGCAAGTGGGTTACCAGCATCGTTTTTAATCTCTACTTCTGGTATAGTGCCAATGTTAACTGTGGGTGTTCCACTAATGGCGACTGTAGTGTTTTCCAATGCTGCTAATGTGCTAGCACCTAATTCAACTGTGCCAGTAACACTTATATTTTCCAATGCTGATAATGTGGTTGCCGATAAACTAACTGTGCCGTCTGCGCCAATACTAACTGTGCCTGTGATTGGTATTGGATTACCGGCATCGTTTTTAATCTCACCATCAAATGCAGCTGGAATAGTTAAACCAGTATCTACAAAAATACGATTGGTGGTGCTGTTTACTGAGGTGTCTTTAGATACAGGAATTGGATTACCAGTATCGTTTTTAATCTCACCATCAAATGGTACATCAGGTTTAAACAAATATGTCATACGATTCTCCAGCCACTTCTGTAAATTAATTGAATGGCACCATTGTTAATTTGAATTATAAATCCACCAGCATCGTTATCAACAGTGCCTAGGACAGTAATAGGGTTTGTTTCTGCTGCACCAGACTCGTCTTTTATAATAATCATTCTACCTGAACTAAGTAATTCAGTTGGTAATGTTATTGTAACTGGACCTGCATAATTTACACCAATATAATAATCAGCACTACTAACGGTATATGTATTATTAGTTACTAGAGTCGTGGTGTAAACAATATCATGCGGATTTACTTCAGCAAATTCAAACTTCTTTAAAGTATCATTATATCTAAGGTATCTACCATCCATAATAGATGGTCTATAAACATCATCTAACCATCTTAGATTAACTTCACCAGATCCAGGACCTAAAGCAGCAATTTTACCAATTGCCTGTTCCATGAACTTTAGTTTCTTACGGATGTCATCCATCTGAGGAGTAACTAAATCTGGATCAGGTTGTTGGAATGATTTACCAGTATGTATTTTTTCTATTTCTGCCGGAGAATACTGCTGAGATGCCGGTTTAATTTCAGGAACTGGTACTTCTTCTATTATTTGAGCAACTTCTTCTATTTGCTCGGCAACTTCAATAATGATTTCATCAAATCTACCTTCTAAAGGTTCTACCTTAGTAGCAATCTCAGACAATTGAGCAAATAAAGAACCTAAATCAGATTTAACATTCTCTTTTACAGTCTCTATCTTTTTATTAATTGGATCATTTATCTTTGCTTCAGATAAATGGCCAAATAAAGAACCTAAATCAGACTTGATATTCAGTTTGACTTCTTCTAACTTTTTGCCAACAGGATCATTTTCTTTATAATCCTTTTTACCTTCAGCAACAAGTTTTAGGAAATCTTCGAATTCACTCATTTTAATCTGTCCCCACCTTTAACTATGAATTCCAATTCTTTAAAATTCAATGCATCTACTATCCAAACGATATCATCTATGGGTATTAACTTATTATATACCTTTCCTTGATTCTTTTTTAGTTCACTATTACTAGTCTTATTGTCTTTCTGTAGTTGCTTCAAAACATCTTCAATTTCATTAGTATAGTATCCTGTTTGATAATCTCTTTTATAATAAAGATTAAAATACTTTGGGTCATCTTTTGTTTTGATGAATTGATAATTACCTAATTTAGCAACACCCTTTGTCTTAAATTGATTTAATGTCTTTTTTAGTTCATCATCAGTATAGTCTGGATATGATGCAGAGCGGTTTGCGTGTAATGATGCAATCTTAGGACTTGCCGTCCAAGAGTATATTTGTCTCCCACTACTATGTTTTATATTTTCTTCTGATCTTTCGACCTCGCCTCTGTATAATTCAATATGTGAACCCAACAAAGTTTTCATCAACTCTTTGACTGGTAAAAATGATTTTTCTAATTGTTTTAGTGTACTAGAATTTTCTAATGCATTACCACCAGAAGATAGAGTACCTTGTGACCAAGAATTCACAGCATATTTAGAATCAGAGGGTAATGTTTTATTAATCTTTTTAACTAGTGAAATAATTTGACCTAATTTCTTATTGTCAACAGCTTCTAATAGAAAATCTTTAAAAGATTTCATTTAAGAAGCCCTTGAACGACAATAGCGATTCCCCTAATACAGCATTAATCTTATGAAGTGCATTGACTTTATCTGCACCTTTAGGAGTTCCAATCTCACCAGACTTTACTGTAATCATTGAACTGAATACACCTTTGATTCTGTTCTTACTTCTTGGATTCTTAATGTTCTTCTTAACTTGTTTCAATAAGGAATCAAAATCTAGATCAAGGTTATACTTGTTTAGAATCTTTTTGATATCATCAAAGTTCCTACTCTTCCAAACAACTGACCGACTTTTCTGCTTAAATGAATCTGGTTCATAAATAACATGGCGCAACTGTAATTCAATACTAGAAAGATTGAATTCGTATTCCTCATCCTTAGGTAACTTGGTTGGTACATTGATACCCATCTTAGTAAACAAAGTTTTTAACGGTTGTTCAATAGTAGCAACTTTAACTAATCCTAATATCAATCCTTGTTTCTCAGCAGCAAAATCAAGGAACTTCTTCTTAAAATCAGCCTCTGTCTTATCAAGTGCAATAATATTATCAATCTGCACTGAATAATTTAACTCTGCATCATGATATCTAATTGTTACTATCTCACCAGTATTAAGAAACTTCTTACCTTTATATCTTTCAGATTTAAATGGAACGATAACTGAATCAGGTAAACTCTCAAGGTACTTCGCAAGTTCCTTTTTAAGAATTGTCTTATCTTTATCAGATTTGATATGTGTTACTAAATCTATATCGCCAAAGTCTTGTTTATTTGGATTAGAGTTATAAGAACCAGATGGTTCAATAGATACAAATCCTGGAAACTTTTTTATTAGATTTTCATATGAAACGAGAAACTTCTTGAAGTGTTCTCTACTTTGAATACGATCTGCACCAGTACTTCCCGACATCTTATAATCCTTTCAGTGCTGAGTTATCAGGCAAGAACTTTCCAGTTAAGGCCAGTTTAGTTTTACGTTTTTTCCAATCTGCTTGAAGATCATCAGGCACGTCGGCTCTTGTTGAGTCAAGTATCTTCAAGTAAATATCAACCATACTAGAATAATCTTTCGGTTTCATTTTGGTCTTAAGCAATTTATGTAGTTTGTAATAATCTTCAGCATCAGTTCTTGTTATCTTTACGCCTAACTTCTTACTCAATACGCCTAAAGCATCTTCTGGATTATGAGCAATAATAACGCCAGTTTCCTTATCTTTAACCCCTGTTACATGATTAAAAGAATAGTTTGCTACTTGAAATGCAGACAGCATCAATTGGGTTCTATGCAAACCTTTCACATTAGAATTTGCAGGATACGCAGCAGAATGATAACTAAATGTCAACCATTGTAGATCACCAATCATCCAGTCAATTTGAACACCAATACCAACTTCATATCCTTTATCATTAATTTGTGGAAACAGCCCAAAGATGTTACCATTTGTAACTTTCTTTTCATCACAATATAATGAAGGAGCATGTGAATTAATATACAATGTTAGTTCTTTAAGAAATGCTTTCATCAATAGCATTTCAGGAGAAGCAGACTTTGCTCTCTTTTCTAACTTAGCAAATTCTATATGGACTGCTTTAGGATCAATATTCCAATCAGACATAGATTTATCTGACATAGTATGATCAAGTAAACTCTTTGAATCAATACCAAGATCTATATCCCCCGACATCGGTTTTTTACCTACTGAACCAAGTGGTTTGAAATGATTTAGATTAAATATTGCGGCTTTCTTTGGAAAGATTTGTTTAAGTTCTTTGAAATATGCTTCAAGTGTAGGAGCAATGTGTTCCAATTTGATAGAAGCAGTCTTTCCCTTAAAAACATTTCCGCCTTCAGTTATAAATTCTACAAACGATTTCATTAATGTTTCCTAAAAATAAAGATATTGTTATTTATTACTTTACTAGTTTGACTTTCATTCTTACATTATCTGCTTTAATTGCATAAGCTCCAGCCGCAAACATGAATTTTGAGTCTGAAAAATGTTTCATATTAATATTTATATTATCATTAGTAATATCAAGATATATTTGTTCTGCTTTAATTGCATTTGCTGCCTTATTTAATACATTTGAAAATTTGACATCATTATTGAATTTATCAGCTAATGAAACTGAAAATGCATAATAAATTGGATGATGATATTTACCAGTACCTAATGCAGCAATGCTTTTCATAGAATTTATATTTGGCTTGCCTTTTTGGTTACCTGGAATTAGTTTATAAAATGGTTCTAATGTCGATAAAAAATTATTATATTGATCTAATGAAGGAATTTCTTTAGAATTAATTTCGGCATTTTTCAAGGCGTTTTCAACTAACTTTGAAATACTATCTAAAGTAACATTTCCATCTATCATTTTTTGTAAAGCTACATATTCAGGTGTGTTTAATATCTTTTCAGCATTTAATAATCCATCAATAATTTTATCATATGCAACTGCCATAATAGCATTAAATGCTTTAAGTTCATCGGCAGTAGCTGATTCAGGAGGTTTACAATCTTGAGGAATTATTGAGTTTAGTGATGCATTAGCACCCGCTTCATATTTAGCAGATACATTAAGTGGTGGAATTTTAGATGAAGTTGAAAAGTTTACAATGAAATCTGCAAGTGGATTATTTTCTTCTTTTGGAAAAAATATGCTTTTTGCATCAGGTTTATTATATAAACACCAAATAGCTAAAACAATTTCGCCATAATTAGTTCCTATCTTTTTTAAATCTGTTTTTGATATTGTCTTAAGTAATTTATTAATATTAGGTGTTACAATAATATTTAATCCTTTATTTTTAGCAAGATTAATTAAATTTCTGCATAGTTCTAATACTTCTAAAGGCAAATCTGAATTATTCTTTAATCCTTCTTCTATAAGACTATCTACATTTGTTTTAGTTAATGTTTTACCATTTAATTTTAATTTTACTGGTGTTAAGTCTTTTTTAGATAAAGCACCCTTTTCACCAATAATAGATCTAAAATAAAATGAATTAATTGGCGAAATTCTCACTTCATAAGAATCATAAGTACCTGAAATACTTCTAGCAATGGGTCCAGATAAACTTTCTACTTTGGTTTGGTCACCAAATATAGTTTTCATTATATTAGTGATACCTTCAACACCACCTTCTATTTTACCTGTAATAGAAGGTATTGCTGTGGGATTTCTTGTATCATTATAATATTTAACTACAATAGAATTAAAATGATCATTTATATGTTTTATTGAACTATTTAATTTATTTTTATTCTGAGTTTCGTTTACATGCATTTTGAATGATTTCATATAATTATCTAAATGTTGTATTTATTAAAAAAAATCTTCAAGAGTAGATTCTTGTTGCTTAGCACACCTATTCCAATAATCATAACGATGATTAACTGGTGCTAAGTGTACTGACTTAGGTCTTTCCATGCATGTCTGCATAAACTCAATAGGACTATATGTATAGAACTGCTCAGGCCATTTAAAAACTGACCAATTATTTCTGTTGCACATTTGTATTAATGCTTCAGTAAAGTATTGTCTTATACCTTCTCTTTCCAATCTAGAACCAAAGAATGGAGTACCTTTATACCAACCTGTTTTAGGCAATTTGCGAGTCTCATCTTCTATAGGTAATGGTAACACAACTTCAATATTCTTAATGTTTAATACCTTTATTTGATTCTCATATTCAGTAATTAAACCATCAATATATGACTTTGGATTCTCTTCACGACAGATATGATGTCTAATATCAATATTGCCATAATAACATGTAAGATGAGTAAGATTTTCTCTTACTCCTGGCATGAAATCATCTATTTCTTTTGTAATAGTTTTTCTTAATACACCAGCAAGAGTTCTACCATCTTTACGAAATGTCATATATCCAGGTTGATATGCAGAAAATGAATGACTATCTCCTAATACCAATTTAGTTGTAGTCTCTGGATGTAGCATTTCAGGTATAGATTTACATACATTAGACATCTCGTCCCAATCTATGGCAGACCAATATTCATCGGCATTTTTAAGTCGATTCTTACATAGTCTACCATAATCAGGCATTGGGATATCAATAGATACTAAAGACTTATTCTTATGGGTTAATATTCGCTCGAAGAATACAGCATTTTCTTTAGTTGCTCCTCCAAAGAGATTAAGAGTTTCTCCATCTTGTTCCATGGAATGATATAGAAATATAGTATCATAATCATCCCAAGACTCTCCATGAAGAACATCAATCTTAATATTCAAAGCATCTTCAAGTTGGCATTTCCTAAGCATAGCCCAACCAAATTTATGCGAATATTGAGATGATGTTAATTTACCAGGTAATAAATCTAAAGCATATTTTTTCATTAGAAGAAAGAGTCCAAAGTTGCAGTATTTTGTTTATTATATACTAATTGCTCGGCTTTGTACAACTCTTTTTCAATATCACGAGAACCTAATCGAGCAACCTTGCGGCGTTCAATTGCTTTAGTATCATGTCTAATCTTACAGAAGATACCATACTGGCAAAATGAGACCTCCGATCCGTACGTCATCATCTCAGTCTGGTCTTTACTTAGAATCTTATTACCAGTATGATCAAGTACATTATGGAAATGTTCATGGATCTTAATATCACCAAACCCAAAGAACTTTTGATTATGTCTGAACCATACTACAAGATCTCCATTTGTTATTTCCTTTGATGAAGCTTTTGGAAACAATAACTTAAGAGTGTATTGTGCTCCAGGTCCAGGTTTAACAAAGTTCTCATCATTATCCCACGATAGTTTTGGATTCACTGAATTAGAAGTAGTACAATGGTAACCATAATAAGATCCAATACCTTCAATCTCAGTTAATATTTTAAAAGTATTAGAAGCAGCATCTGATTGTTGCATTCTATTAAAGAATCCTTGTTCTCCTAATCCTGCTACCCAATCCATAATATTACCTGGATGTACTTTATCTGCAGTAGGTCCAAACCTTTGTAATTGATACTTGTTTGCTGCTCCAAATAAAGAAGTACGTAACTCAGTAGATCCATAGATTGGTAACTTAATTGATGCTGCTAACTCTAGATTCTTCCGTACGCGGGTACGCTCGCCTGAGGTAAAATAGTTCTCAAAATCAACATGAGCAGTCTGTGGATCATTATTTCTAGTAGCAATCTGATGGATACCTCGTGCTCCATAAAAATGCGAAATAATTGTATTACCAATCTTATTATGAATCGAGAGTTTTTCATCTGGTAATGATACTATATTCTTCATAATATAAACCATTCGATCATCACAAGTAATAATTGGATGAAAATACTCTGTATCAGGATTTAATGCATATTCTGTATACTCATATTTGTCTGTTAATCCATATTGCCATTCAGTTCTTTTGTTAACCTGTTCAACAAAATACTTGAAGTCAAGAAACTTCTCTACATCACATATAGAGAAGTACTTATCAATAGGATAATCAGGATTATTAGATACAAAGTTGTTTGCTTCTATATACTGTTTACCTGTTGCATCTATCATTCTGTATCCTTAATATGACGAACATTTTCTTTTTCAACTAAGTCATGTTGCATATACACAATATTAATATGCGGAACTATTTTCTTAATTTCTGCAATTTGAATTGGATCATCTTCAAAATGAATACCAATCTTATGTCCTTGTTGTTCTAATTTAAGGATAGTATTTCCTTTATGAATACCGGAAGACTCTCTACTCTTATTATCAAAAGACAATTCATTGAACATTACTTTATTATGAATGCCTTTCTTATTAAGCATATGTAGTGTTTCTTCTGATTCCTCAAAAGATCTACCGGTTATAATAATATCATTAAGACCTGGGTAAACACCTCCGTATTCACCCATGTATATGACACCATCTATATCAAAAGTATTGATACTATTCATTCTATCACCTATTTTATATAATTTTTGTTGAAATACCTTTATTCCAAACTTCATTTTGTCTATTTTTAGCAGAGTTACTCATTTTTTCTTTTTTCTTTTTTAAAAATCCAGAAACTCCAATATCTTTATTTTTAAATAATATCCATCCTTTAGTTGAGGATCTTTCTTCTTTTCCAACTTTTACAAGATTTGATGAATTTAATTTTTGTTCAGGAAATAACTCAACTAAATCTATAGTAGGTAATAAAAAATCGCCATAAGTTTCATGATAAAAATGATATGAAAATAAATTTTTTCTATTTTGACTGCGAGTTTTACCTCTCTCTTTTAAATAAGTTATCCCCTCATCTGAATTATAAAATTCAATTTGTGATTTCTTAAATTGAGTCCTAGCTCTATCAAAAAATTTTGAATTAGTTATTCTTTTTCCATTATTTGATTTAGACATTAATAAAAATGCGCATCCTAATTTATAAGATATTTTTAAATTTTTTTTATACATTTTACTTAATAACCAATGGGCAATATAATGCTCTCTAAAAGTTAATTTTATAAGATTTTTAATATCATTATTTCCGCCCATACATTTAGGAATAATATGATGATTTTCAGTATAATTAGTTATTTCTCTATTTTTTGCGTTAAGCATTAATTGGTTATATATTTTTAAATAATTCATCTTTGCACTCCTTTTAAAAATATATTTATAGAAGTGCAAAGACCGACTTTTATTAAATTACTTGCATTGATATTCTTTTAATCGTTGCAAATGTGCGGTTGAACCCTTTCCAATTTGTTCATTCATATAAGATAATGCATCTTCTTTAGAAAGTTGTCTTTTTGTTATTTCAGTTAATTCACGTTTAGCTAACATTACACATTCTTGTTTAGAATCCGCATATTCCATTGTTTGAGGTGGAGATTTTTGAGTCCAAGAACTTGGACCTCTTAAAGAACCAATTATACCCAACTCTCTAGCAACCTTAAGATAACGCAAACCATCAATAACTACACCGGCACTATTTTCGCTATCGCATACACTTAATCTAATATCAATTTTAATTGGAGCATCGCCAAAGCCTCTTGCTCTAATATCGAAAAATGCAACTTTTTCATCTGTAGCTCTTGGAATGTATGCAGATGGTCCAGCATATAATTGACCTTCCTTAACAGGAACTCCTCTTAAATCATTTTGACATCTAATAACATTTTCTTTTGAAATCTTTTTAGATTGGAGTCTTGATTGTACTTCCATATTTCTAAAATCTTGATTAAATCCCATATTTAATTGGGCATGAAAATCTATTTCGGCGCCTCTATCAAACAACAATTCTTGCATTGCTTGGGAAATAATAGAACTTCCTACCTGAGATTTCATATCATCACCAAGTAATGGTAAACCAGCATCAATAAATTTAGTTTCCCATTCAGGATTTGAGGCAATAAAAACTGGCATACAATTCATAAATGCAATACCTGCGTCAAGCGCAGTTTGTGCATAAAATTCAGTAGCCAATTGTGACCCAACCGGCATATAATTTAAAAGAATATCTGCTTTAGTATCTTTAAGCACTTGTACAACATCTACAGTTTCTTCATTTGATAAAATGAAACTTAAGTGTTCAGGTCCATTTAACATAAAATCAGAAACACCATCTAAAACATTTCCCATTTGAACAATAGGACCTTCTGGAATATGAGGTTGAAAAATTCTTGAAGAATTAGGTTTAGCAAAAATTGCTTCTCCTAAGGGTCTTCCAACCTTTCTTCTATCTACATCGAATGCTGCCACAATTTGGATATCTGCTGGATGATACCCTCCAATGCGCATTTCCATAACTCCTGGAATTGTTCCATTTTCAGGATCAACATCTTTATAATATTCAAGACCTTGAACTAATGAAGAACAACAATTACCTATACCAGCAATAGCAACTTTAATTTTTTTTGACATTTTATTTTCCTAATATTTCAGTTTTAAGACGATTTTTGGTTCACTATTTCTAGTGAAGTAGGTCTATCTAGTTATAACATATTATTTTCTTTCCAAAAAGTATATTCTACTCCTGCCTCATCGAACAAATCAGATGTTAGTTTCCAGGAATCATGCCAGTTATCTGGAACTTTTTTATCTCCAGTCCACATAACTACTCTTTTTACTCCAACTTGAATAATACCTTTAGCACATTCAGAACAAACAGGTAATCCATAAACATATAAAGTAGATCCATTAAGGGCTACTCCATTGAATGTGGCATTATATATTAGATTCATTTCTGAATGTACAACTAATTTATACTTAGTTGGCTTATGTTCATATCTTTCTACTGAATCTAAGATACCGCGTGGAAATCCATTATATCCAGTAGAAATAATATTCTTTTTGATAGGATCTACTGCTATAGATCCTACTTTAGTTGAAGGATCTTTACTCCAATTAGAGACATTTTTAGCCATCTCTAAGAACCGTATATCCCATTTAGTAATATCAGACATCTTTTATATAAGTTAGTTATAATAGATCTATTATATCATAGTTTATAGAAATGTAAACATTTATTTTATTAAATGGAAATGTTTTTCATATACATGAAGAGATGTACAATTCCACATAATAGTACCTACTTCTATATCAAGATCTTTAGCAAGTTTTTTCAAAACATATTCTTGCCAATAATAATCATTTTTGTATCCGAAAATTGTATCGTTGGAACGCATTACTACATGAGCATGGAGTTTACCATCTCTAATCATATAACCTACAGCATTAGTGCAGATAAAATCAGACATACCATCTTTATTATAATCAGACCAAATAGAAGGTCTGGTATAAATCATAGTAGCACGTCTAGAGAAAGGATTCTGTTTCAATTCATTTAATACATTTTTATATTGGTTACCATTCTCTTCTGAGAAGATCAAGTAACCATAATTACTATTGATATATCCATCTGGAGTAGCAATAGATGTCCATATTGCTGGTGTTTCACCTGGAATATCATTTACATTTAATGATTGAGACTCATACCATTCAACTTCACGTTTAGCATAATTAGTATTTAGTGTTCCAAAAATTACAGGTTCATCCGCAATAAAAGATGCACCCATAATTTCAAGCATTTTGCAACCGGTTTTATCAATTACAAAATCTGCAAACATTAATTTACCTAGGAACTCTTTTCTTATATCATTAACACTATTAACCATTGTCATAATGTCCTTTTAAGGTTGGAAACACTGTTGAAACTGTTGGTTGAGATGTTATTCTAAATGCTGTAGGTATTAATAAAGATGTTGGCTCATCAACCGGTTTATTAAAGATATCGCGATCTGGTCTTTGACCTGGTACTTCACCACGCATATATGCAGCAAGAAATGATGTATAGTTAATAAGATCTAATGCAGAATCTTCGACTGATTCATAATTGACTTTACCACCTGCTTCCATAGTTTCAAGTACTGATACCATTCTTAGATACTTACCGTGAATCGTATCCATAATAGACCATACACCATGGACATAATAGTCTGCCTGTTGGACACTGGAAACAGAATTGTTGTAATCCGCACCTTTTAATATTTGTAATTCAATAGCCTCTCTTAAGACTTGGACTGAAGGTCGTTCATTTTGTGTCATAATTATTTCCTAAATTGCTTTGCCTGTGAAAGGGATCTCATTTCTTCTGCTAATATAGGATCATATTCAGTATGAATAAGAATCATTTTGTTTATATCCCAACCTATTTTTTTTAAACTAGGTGAATATGTAGTTGCATAAGTTTCATATATTATATAATCTCTAGGATTTGTACAATGCCAAATTTTAATATCATTAGTAGAATCATACTCTACAAAATATAAATTTTCAACATTTAAACATTTTTGTTTATTATTATTGTCAATATCATCAATACTAAAATAAGGCATTTTACGATTAGGATGTCTATTTTGAGTCTTTACTTCAAAGTCTTCACCATTTGGCAAGACTCCATCTTTAACCATATCATATGCATTTTCAGATAAAACTCCATTTAATATTTTAGCAACTAAGTTTTCACCTATATCACCTAATCTTTTATTGTTTTCTTTTTTAGTCATAATATAATTTCTCATTAGTTTAGTTATGGATCTATTATAACATAAATCCTGGTAATGTAAACGTTTTTTACATATTTTTATAAGCAAATTCAATAGCTCTACTTGCTTCAGTATTCAAAGGACGTTTGGCATAGATATTAGATGTTTCTCTATCTAATTGTAGAATTAACTGAACAATTTCATATTCAGTTATAGGATACTGCTTCTTAACTGCAAAGCAAGCAATTGATGTCATGAGTTTATAAATCATAGAATATCGACCTGTACCATCCATACCTGATATAGATTTGTACTCAGTGACTAATTTTTGGTTTACAAATGGACAATCTTTATATGAATTCCAATTATAATCTCTTTTAGTTTCTTCTAACTTAGCTTTTCGATGACTAATAACTTCATCACGAAGTTCATCCGGTAATCTATCAATGAATGAATTACTATTAACTAGTGCAGTGAATTCATATTTACACATTAACTCCGTAGGATCAATATAGGCACCACGATTGCTAAAGATAAAGTTATTAGCACCAGGGTATAGCGCAGGGACGTAATACATTCTACTGAGGTCTTTAGTTTGGAGATCTCCCATGCATCCAAATTCAGAGTTGAGAGCGAACCAGAAGTGTTTGATTTCACTCGACTCAACAAGTCGAGTAAGTGGGAACACGAGTCTAAACTTTGGCCATGCAATAGTGCTGCTTGCAGTACTATAACAAATGTAATCCCAATCACCAAACCGTCGATAAAGTTCATCTTCTAAGTTTCCTTCAAATTCATGTGTATCTACATCGATAGCAGCCCACTTACCCCAATTTACTACATTAGCATTAGCTCTTGTAGTACCAGGAGTATAGGTCGCCGGTGAAATAAGAGGTGAGGTCTTTTTATTGAACTCACCTTTCTTTGCTTTGTAGCCGGATAGAGTTGAGAGATGATACAAAGATCTCTCAAACTCTTCAAATGTCTTAAAGTCGACTCGAGTATCAGTTTTATTATCAAAGATACTCTTGAAAACTGTTAGCGAATACATTATTGATCAAACACCTGGGCAAATAAACCAACATTATCTACATGGGTAGGGGCAGTCCAACCTTCTGGTTTTAATAAGTCTGGTAATCCCCATGGATTAGGTCGACCTTCTTTAATACCAACTTGTTTTCCTAAATTAGCATCCAATACTCTATTCCAAGCAGTATAAGCATCTACTTCATATGAATCCAAAGTACCAATAGCAAATACAACCAAATCTATTAAAGCATCTACAGCATCATCGGCAGATTTAGCTTCTTTTAACTCATCCAATTCTTCTTGTAAACAACCAATACGGAATTCCAAAAACTTCTTAAGTTTGTCATCATCAAAAGTTTTAACAACTTCATTTACACCAAAACCTTGATGCATTATTGCAATATCACTTACCCAATTAATACTCATATTATCTCCAATTAAAAATCTATTATATCACATTTTCCTAGAAAGTAAAACCTTTTGTTTCAATTTGTGACTTTTTATTTCTCTCTGTCAAGAACTGAGTTGCCGGTTGGCCACTCTCAGAAATATCCTTTTGAGCAGATTCTTCAACATCATATAGTTTCATTCTAGATCTATCAACTCCTATAACAAATCGTTTATAATAACCAGGATCTGCATACCGATTCTTAAGTTGCTTAACCATGATTTGGTTTAAGTTTTCAAGTTCTTCTGTAGCAATTAAAGCAAACATCATATCTGCTGTAGCAGGCAAACCAAAAGATTCTGAAGTATCGGTTAATTCTACGTCTGTATTACCAAAACCACCTCGTGTTGTTTGGGTTGCACTTAATAATGGTACATCATATTCAACTGCAAGACCTCTAAGTTCTTCAGCTATCGATTTAACATAAGTGTATGAATTAACACCTGAACCATTTTTAATACGTGAAGAGCAACAGATATTTAAATAATCGATAATTATCATATCAGGTTTGAAGTTACGTTTGATCTTCAATTCTTCTAATAAAGCCTTAAAATGACCTGAATGGGCAGTTGAAGTTGGATATTGTTTAACTATAAGTTTACCGGAAGTCTTCTTAATCAATTTATTAATACGATTATTATATGTAGGCAAATCTATTGTAGCCATCTCATTCATATTCATATTAAGAAGATTAGCATCTATACGTTCTGCAATACGTTCTTCAGCCATTTCCATGGTAATATACAAAACATTCTTATTTTGTAGAAGACTGGAAGCAGCAACATGACACATGAACATAGATTTGCCTACACCTGTGTTATGTGACGATACTCCATTGGTATAGTACCGGTGATTGTCATGTTCTACATTAATATCAACGATTGGGATTATTTGGCCAGTTTTATGAACTTTTCCTTTAACAAAACCATTATTAGTTAAATAATGTACTTCAGACATATGTACTAGATCTTTAGCATATTCCCAACCAAAACTAGTTTCAAATAAATGATTTTCATTAATTCTAACAATAGTTCCATTATCTAATTGAAGAACATATTCTTCCCACATACCTTTGTCAACATAAAAATTTACTGGAACATAACCATCAGGAGAATCAACTTCTATTTCATAACCCTCTTTTAAAAGTTTATCTATGTTTTTTATACTTATTTCATCATTTATCCACATTTTTCACCTACTGAAAGTTATTTTTGTATAAATAGATTATACACTAAAAAGTGTATATTGTAAACATAAAAAATGCCAATCGCGATGCTGAAACATCCATTGGCTCTAACATCTTAATAGGAGATATCAGCAATGTTATTTATTAACATATATACCAACCTGTGTGAATCTAGAAAATCTAATAAAGAATTCTATAAACCTAAATCAGGTTTACATAGACATCATATAACACCAGTGCATTCAGGTGGTTCAGATGATGAATCTAATTTAACATATTTTACTGTACGTGAACATATTATTGCCCATTATCTACTTTGGAAAATAAATAAAGACCCTAATGATTTAAGATCTATGCATATGCTTGGTGCTAAGTTATCCTCAGAACAACGTCAAATTACGGGTAAATGGTGTTTTGAAAATAAAATAGGGTATTTTTCAGATAAATTTTCTCCAGATCAAAAACAAGAATGGCGATTAAAAGGAATACATACTCAAATGCTAAATCAAGTAGGTATATTTGATCCAAAGCTTCTGTCATATCATGCTAGTTTAGGTGGTAAAGCTTCTATAATATCTCCAAATAATCCTTGGTCATATTGGGCAACTAAAGAAGGACAAATAGAAAGAGCTATTATGGGTGGCAAATCTTTAATAGGAATGAAATGTATAACCAATGGCAAACACAGAACTAGAATAAAACCTGAATTTCTAGAAGAATACTTATCCAAAGGTTATAGATTAGGATTCACCTTAGACTAATTTCCTATACCGCACCCTGATTAAAGTTTCAGGGTGCACACATCCTGCCATGCATATATTCAAAGTCTTTTTAGATAATCCACCCTTTGTAATCTTATTGAAGATGTCAAGATCAAATGGAATCTTTTCTTCTACTCTATGATAGAAATCATATCGTTCTTGATAATCTTCGAGATAATCATGACCTACAGAAGAATCAAAACTTACTGCCAAAGCATCTGATAAAAGACTTGGTATAGCATCTTCAGTTTTATCCTTATTTTTACCTTCTACAATATCATAAGCATCAATGATTGCATTAATGACTGCTCGATTCTTACAGAATTTTTCAGTATTATCATAAAGCCATTGTTCATTATCAGTTTTAAAAGTTAACTCATTGATATATTTTTCAATATCCTGTAGTTGGTTTTCACGCAATTCAGACCTGTTACTGATCTGAATTGCTAATATATCAAGAGTTATTGTTGAATTATATTGATCAAAAAAGTTAATAATTTCTTGTGAAATTACTTTTTCATAATGATCAGTAAAATACTCAAGTTTAATAAATGGAATTACTTTCCTTGAGTATGTTTCATTGTGGATCAAGTTGCTCAATATAGTCTGTGTTATCGTCATCAATTCCGCCTGTATATACAATGCCATTTTTAGATAATTGGTACACGATTAACTCTATAAGAAAATCTCCAATATATTTTTCGAACTCATCTACATTATATTCTATTCCAGCATTATTGTAAACCTCATAATCAAATTTTATTGGACAATTTTCTCCTTCTAAAGCATCTTCAGGAAATTCAACTTTACCATAACTAAAAATTATACCTTCATAAGGAGCATCTGTCAACTTAATTGCAGAAAGACCTTTTTCACTATGGTTTTCTACTATTTTATGTCCAACTAAAAACTTAAAATCATCACTCACTATCTTCTCCTAAATCATCTTCAATTAATGCCAATTCTTCTTCAATAGATTCATCTGATATAATAGCACCATTTGAAACTTGATAATTCTTTTTAATCCATTCTTGGAAACTGGTACTTGATATAATAGGTAACCAAAAGTCTTTAGTATCAGTATCTTTTATTCTGTACTTTTTATCTTCTACTTCGCCTGTTTCAGTGTTAACTTTTGAATACCAACCATTACTTGGTTTAATTACATGACCTGATTCTAAAGCCATTTCTAATAAGCCTGACCATTTGCTAATACCACCTTCAAACTTAACAGTAACAGGTATCTTTGATTTTTCACGTGAATGTCTAGACTTCTCTACATTAATAATGAAGTTATAACCTGCCAATTCAGTTCCATCTTTTTCTTGTTGACGACCAAGTATAAAGATGTTATCAGCCGAAAGGTATATACCTGATCCACCTGATACTACTGGCTTACTAAACATCTCTTGTGTCATATAGATATGATTCACTGCTACCATAGGGATATCATACTTAACTAGATATGGAGTAATCATTCTAAAGATAGACTTCATCTGGCGAGCACGAGTCATATCTTGAGTTGACTTACCTTCAATAGCATCTTCCATTTCTTTCTTTGATGACATATTACCAAGAGAATCAATAACAAAGATAACCTTATCACCCCGTTTGATTTCTTGCAACTGATGCATTATATCAAATTTGAACTCTTCCATATTCATGATAGGTGTATGTACTACACGTTCTTTATCAATACCCAGAGAATCAAAATACGATTCTGGAGTACCAAACTCACAATCATAGAATATCAATACAGATTCTGGATACTTATCCATATATGACTTAGCAAGGATCAAAGAGAATAATGATTTGAAATGCTTGCTTGGTCCACAGAATAATGTAAGACCGGGAGTTAATCCACCGTCAATTCTACCTGATAGGGCAATATTAAGAGCAGGGATTGGAGTTGTTACCATATCTTTCTTAGTAAAGAACTTTGAAGATGATAATATCGAAGAATCTTTAATCGTACTGTTCTTTTTAATTCGTTCTAATAATGCACTCATTAATTACCTCATTTGTTAATTTATCTTACTATTTTAATATACAAGTTACAATTTGTAAACTATAAATAATGCATATAAGTACTAATAATATATTTTGGGTTACTGATAGGTTTTAATCCTTTGTGAGGATACATCCACATAGGAGGGAACATTACTATTCTACCTTGTTTAGATTTTACTTTAAGATAATATTCTGAAACTTTATCATCAAAAGCAGTTTCTCCTCCTTCTTCAACATCATTTAAATAATAAAACATAACTAAATATCTTCTAGCAGAAGCATAATCACCAACATCTGTGTGCCAACCAAATTGATCTTTATCATCATTATTATATCGTTTCATTCTTACATCTTCAAATCCATATTCTTTTGGAAAGAAATTTATACCACATTTTTTCTCATAGAACGTATATAGTTGTTTACTAACATCATAAAATAAAGTTTGTTCATCTTTAAATTCTGGATGTGTTGTTAAATTTAATTCTTTAAATGATTTATAATCTTGATCCCAAGATCTATCTCTAACCACTAAATCATCTGCTTTATCAAATTTATCAATTAAACTTTCGCATGTATCTTTACTAATACAATCATCCACTATCATTACATAATCTGAAATATTTTTCATCCAAAGAAATCCTCTAGGTTTGCCGAGTTATTTAATTTCCAACCAATTGGTTCAAGCATGATTTGAAGAGGATCAACGAATACCTTTTCAAATTGGGTATCATAATCAATATACTTTTGTAATCCAAATTCTTCGGGTATCTTATCTTTAATGGATATTACATTCTGATTAATAGGATTAGGAGTTCTCAAGAACACTACCTTAACCTTATCACTATCAAGGATTTTTTCATAAGTCTTGGATAGTTTGTATTTGTCTATCAGATGGTTATACCAAAGAGCTCCACGTACATGCATAGGAGTACCTTTGATACACACATTAGTCTTATCACTGAACTTCTTAAGACCATTAATACCAGATGGTCTGCCTATACTAGTAGTTTCAAGAGATTCGAACTCAATTTTAAAGTCATTCACATACTTATTGATTTGATCTTGATCACCATCTAATATAATATTCAATGAGTCTTTTAGTTTTTTCCTACATACCTGAGGTGTAGAAGACTTAACCAACTCTAGGCCAGTTACTTTTAGTTTAGGTTCAGCATATTGAACACCTTCAGAATTATGTACTCGAAGAAAGTATCTTTTCTTGGCTACAAATACACCAACATCAGCTAGTACTTCACGTTTCATTTTCATTTTCTGTTCATATGCATTCATATAGTCGGCAAGTTTTATATATGAACGATCAATCAATGGTTCAACTATTTTAGCACAAAATGAATCCATGAATACTATCTTTTGATCGACAGATTTATCTTTACATACAGATTCTACAACTGCTTCTAAGGTTAGATAATTAGAATCGGTATCACCAGCAATAACATATTGGATATCTTCTGTTTTATTTGCTTTGTTAAAATACTCATCCAACATATTAGCATTCCATCGATTAGATAACTGACCCGATAGAGTAATACTTTCTGCCATTCTTAAGTCATAATACCTGAACCATGAATTACCTATTGCGCCATACACACTGTTTAATGCTTCTTTTACTGCTAATTGCATAGCATTGGAAGAACTTTGAGCATTCTGATATTCTTTATTGTACTTATCAGATTCAATTAACTGCTCATACTTAAGCATTTCATTTTTATAATTACTACGGTCGGCATATACTTCTTCCATAATTTCAGGTAAGAAGCCACGAACATCTTTACGATAGCACCAACCATTTGCAGTTAGAGATAAATTCTGCTCTTTAATATGGGAATTATCAAATGACTTTGATAATAGCTCATCGACAGTACAAGGTATTCTAGTATCAGTAAGAGTCTCAGGACTAATATTGTATTGCATAATCAAATGCGGATATAGAGATGCTAAATCGAATGATGCAATGTACTTATGTTTGCCAACTACCGGTATCTGAACATATGCACCTTCATACTTACCTGTTTTAATAGAATTCTTCTTAGGTGGTATAACAATATTCTTGTTCTTTAGTCTATTATAAATGATTGAGTCCCACATATTTACTGGACCATATACTTCGTCAAGATTAATCTTTGAATAATATGCAAGTGATACAGCAATCTGAATAAGTTTAAGCTTCTCATCCAATTTATCTACAAGTCTAACGTCGGTCCTATTATAGTCTACAAATAATGACCAATCTTTTGTATAAAAGTCTTTAAAGGAATTATATGGATTTTCAAGTTTCTTTTCACCAAGAACTGTATTGGCAACTGTATCAAGTTTCATATCATCTACAGGGATTTTACCAAACTTAGCAAATAGTTCTTTATAATCAAGCATTGCAATGCCTTCAATATTATAACCGATCTTATCATTACCATTCTGGTCTTTATACAATCGTTCACGAACACGACCCCAAGGTGATAATTTATTAATGATTTGATCATCTATAATTCTGGCCATTCTACGGATTAGATATGGAAAGTCATATCCATTGGTGTTCCAACCTGTTACAATATCAGGATAATTCAAAGTCCAATGAGTCATGAACTCACGAAGTAAATGAGCCTCACTTTGGCATTTAATATATGGACCATCAGCATTTACCTTATCATACGGCTTTGTACCAAAGGTTACAATATCAGTTGAGTTTCTATTTTTTACTGATATAAGGGTAATCTCTTCTACTGGATCTTTAATAACTTCATCAATGCTTAAGCCATGCTCAGTGGTAGTTTCAATATCAATAGTTGTGATATTCATTACTGATTGGTCATATTCGATTTCACCTGGATAATATTCAGATATAAACTGTTTAGTGAAGTCTTGCATTCCGTATATTTTGAAATTCTCAACCTCACCATAGCTTTTGATAAACTCTTTAGTGTCAGTTATACTACCAGGATGTAGTTCACCTACGTATTCATTAGTAAGAGTCTTCCATTTGGTTGGAGTCTTGGATGAGACAAATAAGGTAGGTTTGAAGTCAACCTTTGTATGGATTCGTTTGCCATCTTCATAACCTCGAAGTAAGATGTTATTAGATACTTGTAGTACACTTGTATAGAATTTAGACATGTTTTCCCTTATTCAACATCATTACATCATAGCAGATATCATGGACTGGATGGTGTTTGATTACTAGATCTTTATTAAAATCTGCAACTTCGCAATATCCATTAGATGAACCATACATAATATCAATAGCAGTTCTAAGATCTCTATAGTTATTATATCTCATAATTGGTTCAATAGATACTGCTTTAGATAAACTATCAAACATTGGCTGGTCCATGTTACCTCTAATCCAAATGGTTTGATTATCTGGATTTGGAAACATGTTAATATAGTCTTTTACTTTTTGAATAGCTTCTTCAGCTTTTAGGTCATCGGGCTTTGGGTGCAGACTAATATCTTGTAGATATTTGTGTTGCTTAGACCACCATTCTAGAGTACCTTTATCAATGACTCTATTAAGGCGTTTGACTTGATCTTTAGCATCAAGTTTTAGGA